GCTAGGTTTGCAAGATCTGCCACTGAGGACGCATATAGACAGATTGAGCGGGTGAACAGGGGGCAACGCATACTCAATGCAATAGACGAAGGGAGAGCGTACCACTTGCAGAATATAAGCAACGCGATCGATCTTGACTCGTTGCAAAGTATCGTAGACCGCGCCAAATCTATGTCTATAAATGGCAAAGGGTTGAGTTGGGACGAGTACCAAAAACAACGCGACAAGCTAAAAAGCGCACCGATTCCCCAACAAATCATTGAGTCTCAAGAACTATATCCCGATAAATTGAAGCTATGGCCCTCAGACATCAAGACACTAAGAAAATATTTAACTCGTAGCGATGGAACTGCTCGAAGTGGTGCGAGTATGGCCTTACGAGAATTGAATGCTATGCTTTCGGAGCCAAAAGAAAAATTACATAGTGTTCCGATTGATACTTTATTACGAGTACTCGCACACGTCCCTCCGGAGACCGATAAATCGTATGGTGTACTAAGTCAGGTGATGGATCTGAAGCGAGATCATGATCGACTGAAACGATTGGGCATTGAGAACGAACTCGAGTTAAAGGCTACGATCCGAGAGTACGAAGATATTGCATATCAACGATCAGCAGAGGATAAAAAAGCAGACAAAGAGGCTGAGGAGGCGAAGGCCGAGCGCGATCGTTTGATTCGTCGCGGTGAGTTTGCTCGAATGAATATCCCGTCATACTTCCCTACCCCTGCAAATGTGATTGATCGTATGATTGAGATTGCAGGAATCGGGGAGGGGGAGACAGTACTCGAACCAAGTGCAGGGGCGGGGCACATTCTCGAAAAACTCGCAGATACAAAGGCGAGTGTGAAAGCAATCGAGGCAAACGCAGGATTAAGAAACTATCTCGAGGATCAAGGGCATGATGTCGTTGGAAACGATGCACTTCAACACTCGGACACTTATGATCATGTTATCATGAATCCACCATTCGAGAAACAAGCAGACATAGACCACGTTACACACGCATTTGAAAATAACTTGGTGAATGGTGGTCGTCTTGTTGCTGTTATGTCTGCGAGTGCAATGACACGAGACAACAAGAAATCGCGGGATTTCCAAGACCTCGTAAACAAGTATGGACACTATGAGAAGTTACCGGAAGGCACTTTCAAGGATTCCGATCGACAGACCGGAGTAAGTACAATCTTAGTGACCCTCGATCTTCCGATTCACGGTCTAAGCAAGAGTTTCTCGTTTTCCTCGATTGTGGAGCAACTGCTTTTAAAGTGAGCACAGAATGACACTCGACGAACTATCCTCAGAGACTGCGCGTCTCACTGCATTGTATCACGATGCTTACATGATCGATCTTTTTGGTGTGATGGGGTCGGGGCTACCTGACGAGAGAATCGAGGAACTCCGAGAGGCCGGATTGATCGACGAGAGCGAGAGTCTCACGATTGAGGGGATCCGTCCTGTCGAGTTTCTGCTTGGTGCGGGTCATGTGTTTGGAGATCAACCGGAACGACTTGCGGAGTTGCGAGAGTACGATATTACTGAGTTTACTCCTCTCGTAGTCGCAAAGCTCGACGATCTACGCTCCATGTCTCGCACAGAGGCGGAGGCGCGAAGATATGAACCAATGAGAGCACCGGCTCCACAAGGTGAGGGGGGACGATCACCGGCTCCCCCACCCGATTGGATGAGTCCCGCGGAGCGCGGTGCGTATCAGCGTTTATCACTCCGCGCCGGTGAGTATATTCGAGGACTTGGCAACGCGCTATCTGCGGAACTTGAGAACGTTATTGCAGAAGGTTGGGCCGGTGAAGAGATCACAGAGGAAATACTACCGGAACAACGTCAACAGATGCTCACGATGATAAGAGAAGAAGCATCGAGAGAACTCGCAACGGGGAGAGACGCGCGACGACTCGCGGGTACTCTTGCAGATAGATCGCAGTATTACGCGCATAATTGGCTCAGGATAGCTCAAACAGAACTCCAAGGGGCACATAACGAGGGGCGGATCATTGCAAGCGTCGAGGCATACGGCGACGGAGCAAGAGTCGCGAGGATTCCCGAATCCGGTGCTTGTGATCAATGTATCTCATTACTCACTGATGAAGCAGGGAACCCAAGAGTTTGGAGAGTCGACGAATTACAAAACAACGGTGTTAACGTAGGACGGAGACGCGAAGAGTGGGTGGCTACGATCTTCCCGATTCATCCCAACTGTCGATGTGATACGATCTCCGTTCCCGAAGGTTTTAGTGTTACTTCTGACGGTCGTCTCCGTCGCGTGATATAATCAAGGCACAATGAAGGGAGTCTACAATGTTTCATTTTTCTCGATGGGTCGATTTACTGCTGAAAGCGCAGGGACATCGGTATCTCAAGCGTATTCCTTATATGAGCGGAGGAAAACGACGCTATCGTTACATCTATAAAGTAACTCACACTCACCAAGGAAAACAGGCATTTGACGAGGCGCATCTCGTTGATGGCACTGCTTTCTCGTTATCATCCCAACGAGGTAATGAGTTTCATGGACATATCAAGAGCGTAAATGGCGATCGAGTCACTTATGTAATTGATGACGGGCCGGACAAAGGTAAAGAGGTAACAGAGAGCAAGCGTGAGTTGTTAGCGAAACTCAATGAAACTCATGGTATCACCGAGCAAGTCGGCAAAGAACGCGAGAAACTAAAGCAACAGATCGAACTCGCAAAACAAAAAGGATCAGAGAAACAAGTAAAACTGCTCGAACAACGTCTCTCGCGGTTGGGGGGCTCAAAGAAACAGCCACAAGCAGAACCGGAGCCACAAGCAGAGCCGGAGCCACGAAAAGAAAAGAAAAAAAGAGAGAGCAAGAAAGCACAAACATCAACGAGTTGGGACTACCTTGAATATTTGTCGCGCAATCCTGAGAGTTCTGTTTACAAGGATTTGCAAGATCGTGTGAAGCTATCACACGAGGAGATCGATTTTGTTGCGAGGCGAGTTATTCCGTATGAGGTACGCACACCATATGTACGGGAGAGGCGCGGAAAAACAGGATCACTTATTTCTCTTTCAGACATAGACACAGACAAAAGAAACATACTACTCGCATACAGTCCTCTTGATGATGCTATTGTCATGTACATAAAAACGGGAGACCTTGAGAACTCCGTCGGTGATGTGTTGGGTTTACCGTACGACTTCATTAAACACAAGAAAACGGAGGCTCTCGCAATGCTTGCTCTGCTAAGAGACAAACTAGACCTTGATCAGCTCGATTCGGAGACAGATGTCAATAATATGGATGATCTGCTGAAATATCGAGACACAGTAAAAAGCGCGTGGAATGAGATCTCGGGCAAAGACGCACGTAGCTCTCACATCGGCGTAATACTCGGACTCGCAGGGAGCGCAATCAAAGAGAAGAAGGATGTGCTCAAAATGGAGTACATCGAGAGTCGTGGTTTTGTTCAAGATCGCTCTCCCTCCGAAGTCTCGCGGAAGGAAGAAACAGGGTTAAGTAAAGCGGATCGAGAAAAGATGATTGCCGTTGTCAAAAATGAGAAAAGACCGGATCTAAGGGGTCTGTTTGTACGAGATGGATTTGTAGCAACGACAGACGGGTACCGTATGCTTTTCAGAGACACGACGATACGGGCATCCAATGTTCCTAGAGAAGACAGAAACACAACACAACGTCCCGATTTTAAAAACGTAATCCCGCAGAGCAGTCCTACGCTTACGATGGATAAACACACAATCAAACACCTACGCAACGCGCTCTCGGGATTCAGAAAGCAGAGGGATGCAAAGGTTAAATTTAGATATAATAACCAAACATCTAAGATGGATATAGTAGTCAGTGGCTTCAACGCAGAATCAGAATACAAGATCGCATCGATTGACTCCGCGGAACAGACGAGAGATGCCGTACTAGATGCAAAGTTTTTGCGGGATTCGCTTAATCTAGTCGGAGATAGTGCGACATTCCATCTTAGTAACATCCGCAATACTCCCGTACTCATCACCGGTGAGTCGGGGTTGCATAGTGTTATCATGGAACACGTGGAGTAAATCATGCCATACAAAAACGAACATACAGCGAGACAGAACGACCCCGCTCAATACGACCAACTGCGCCGATTCACTCCGAAGGGAGCTCCCGACGGACTCTCGATGATCCTCGGGATCAAAGAGGGAACGAGCGAAGTGCAGAGTATCAGAGCAGACGCGGATAAGTTATCACCTGCGAAGTTTCGAGAGTGGCTTGAGCGTCACTCCTTCGATGTTTCGCAACTAGAAGAGGCGACACGAAAATCTTTTGATACTTTTGCGCGTTGGGTACCATTGCGTCTCGATCCGATCATCAAAGCAGAACGAGAGGGAGATACCGACGTAGAAGAGACATCTAAAGCACTGATCGCCGGTATCTGTTCAACTCGTGACATGGATCTCGAGGGGGAAGTGATTGAGCAAGACGGTTTGGATTGGTCGTATTTTCTGAACAACGGTTGGTTCAATCACGAGCATCAACAAGGCGCGGGAGCGGTTCTCGGTCATCCGGTTAAAATCAATCAACTCGATGACAATCGAACTCATGTCGAGGGTGTTTTGTACCTCGATAAACAACTAGGTCGCGACGTGTATGAGACAGCGGTAGCTATGAAAAAGGCAGGCGGAGACAGATCTCTCGGCTTTAGTGTCGAGGGTCAAGTGTTGCAACGAGACCCACGAAACAACAAGCGAGTATTGAAAGCTCGTGTTTTGAACGTGGCTATCACTGCGCATCCCGTGAATCCCCATACTAATCTTGAATTAATAGCGAGAAGTATGGGCGCGTCGGTTGGGTATCAGGAGCCAACAATTCCGGACGCAGATGCGAGTTTGAGCGCGCTTGCACAACAGAGTTTAGATGAGCGTCTAAGTTCTGCCACCTACGGATCATCTAAAAAAGTATCAAAACAGCGAGTCAAAGAGTTACTTGCTCAACGTATGCCTGAGATGGATGATGACGATCTTAATCGTTTTGTTACGCAGTTAATGAAGCTCGCTAACGAAAAATCACGCAAGACTTAAAAATATGCTACAATCAACCCGACAACATTATTTTTACACTCAAGAGAGGCCGACCATGCTCGCAGAATTACGCGAACACCTCGAGGCAAAAGGCATCGCGCCGGATGTTCTCGATGATTTCAATGTCGCCGAGAACGAAGTCGAGGTCGATGCTTTGACTGAGGCACTCGACGAATTATCGAAAGCTATGAAGAAAGACGAAAAAGAGGCTCCTGCAAAACAGAATAATCTCTTTGGCGACGACGACATGAGCGACGAGGACATGAACGACGACGAGGACGACGAGGACGAAGACCTCGAAGATCTCGAACGTGGCTATTACAAAGAAGCTATGAAAGCCCTTGCTAGCGGAACCGACGAGGTAATTGCGGGCATGGAAAAGCGCATGAGCGCGGTTATGAAGGGGCTTGAGGCGGTTCTCGGTGAGATGAAAAAGATGAAAATGAGCAGTGACGAGATGAACAAATCACTCACTGCATCACTGAATCAGGTCGCACCCCCTCGCGCAGTGACCTCGGCTCCTATTGTGACACAGAGCACAGAGCCACAAGGCCCATCTCGTAACGACATGATTAAAAAGGGGCTCAAGCTCCTACAGTCAAATGATGTCAACTCAACTCGTAAATCTGCGATCCGTGGAGTGATCGCACAGTTAGAGGCCGGTGTACCGGTTTCTAACGTTTCTCATCTCATCGATCTCGATTAATTA